GGTGGATCAATTATTTTTTTTATAATTGGTAAGTTTGACATTATATATTATTATTATATTTTATTTTTATAATAATATTATTTAATATTTGATTCGTGCAAATGGCACAGGGTCAAAGGGTGAAAATAAATTGTCTTAAAAAATTTTCAAAACTTTTATAACAATTATTTTTAAGGGTTCAAGCCTGTGCCATTTGCACGAATTGGAAATTATAAAAACCAATGATTATTTTTTTTCATCATACTTTTTTTATCATGCCCAATTAAATAATTATAATGAATCATATAACTATTATTTTTATTATCTTCATAATATTTCCCATTAGGATATTTTTTCAAAGGTAATAAATTATATTTTAATTGAGATTTAAATTTATTAATATACGGTTGATCACATTTTAAATTTAAAATTGTTTCAAGGCTTACATTATCTGGATTATAAAAATTTAATGTTTTTTCATTAGATTTGATGAACTGAAAACCAGCACACAATTCAGAATGATCTTCATCTGTTTGTTTATCATTTTGAAATAAAACATCATTATCCTCAATCCTGTTTAATAGATCTTTCATAAATCTTTTATCTCGATATATTATGTCTCCATCGGTAAAAAGTACATAATCATTATTTTGTAATTCTTTATGAATAATTCTAAATTTTTGAAACATTATTATTGCCCATTCACCACAACTTCTAAAAGAATAAAAATCTTCAACTGCTTCTTTATCTGGATTATCTATTTTTAATTTCCTATCATAATTTAAATTATTAAATGCTTTTTCATCAATACAATAAATTTTCAAACCTTCAAAATTAATATTTTCTAATGATTTAATTAAATTATTAGTATATTCCAAATATCCTGAATTTGTTAGAGTTATAAAACCTATTTTTACCATATATATTAATAGTAAGATATTTTTTTCTATATTAATTCAAATCGTGCAAATGGCACAGGCTTGAAGGGTAAAAATAAATTGTCTTAAAAAAATTTGAAAACTTTTATAACAATTTTTTTTAAGGGTTCAAGCCTGTGCCATTTGCACAAACTCAATTAATAATAATAAATATAAATAATTATAATATTTAATTTAAAATACTTAATTTTTGAAATCGTGCAAATGGCACAGGCTTGAAGGGTAAAAATAAATTGTCTTAAAAATATTTGAAAACTTTTATAACATCATTTTTTATGCCTTTGACCCTGTGCCATTTGCACAAATTAGTTATCATTCAAATATTTTTTCAAATCCTTTTTATGGCGAGTAACTAATTTCTTATATAATAATTTTGCATTTTCTGGGGTATATCTTGGAATTCCACCGAGATTTAATAAATATATTTCTTTATTCCAATATCTGAATTTTTCGGGATAAATTTCATACATCCAATCATCACAAAAATAATTCTTTATCAATGGTGGAAATACAAATCCAAAAATATCTAAATGACTTTTGTGAATTAAAAATTGAGTAGGTATATTATTATTATTTGACCAACCAGCAGAAAACCCAATATTATTTCTTAATTTTAATGAATGGATGAAAATATCCAGCCAATGGCATGAACTCAATTTGATATCATCTCCACAAATAAAAATATATTCATAATTTTGATTAATAGCTATTTTTGATAATTCATTCCAAATTCCACAAGGGTTACCCTTATAAGAAGTGTCAAATTTTATAAATTCAACTTCATGACCATTATACTCTTTAATTTGTTCTTTAGAATATAATTTATCATCTTCATCATATCCAATAAATAATTTTATTGAATGAATAGTTTTAATATTTTTTAAAGATTCGAATAAGATCTTTAATAAATATGTTTCTTGAATACACGTCCAATCTCTGTTGTTGGTTGTGCTAGGAATACAAAAAGCAATTTTTTCCATATATATTAACAAAATATATTTTTATCTATTAAATTTAAACCATCCCATGATTTATCTATATAATATCTATTTAATACATATTTTTTGTCATAATCTCGCTTTCTTTGTGAATAGACCCCAGTCAGTCTATTTTTATTGATACAATTTTCAACACTGTTGATATAATATTTTTCCCTATCATATCTAATAGAAGAATCTTCAAATTCTTCTAATATTGAAACTTCATAATTATTATTTTTAATTATTAATTCAGATGATGTTGTGTTCCTGTTTTTATGATGCCATAATCTTGAACTTAATAAATTTGATGTTGAACCAATATAACAATTATTGTTTGTTAAATCCAATATTTTATAAATTTTAATCATTAATTTTTCTATATATATTATAAAAAGATAATTTATTTGAAACATACATCAAAAAAATCTTGATCACCATATTGAGGACGTCGAGTATATAAAGAGGCATTAACACACATATCATTTATTTTTTTATCTTGCATTTGTTTTTTTAAATTTTCTCTTTTTTCCTTTTTTCTTATTTGTCTTTTTTCTTCATGTTCATCTAATGCTTTTTTAATTGCTGCTTGTGTTCTCTTCTCAATATCCTCTTCATTATGAGATGGAACAACTTTTTCAACAATCTTTTCAACAATTTTTGGTTCTGGTTTAACTTGATTGACGTAATCAATTAATTCTTTTTTTTCAAGTTGTACTTTTTTAGATTTTAATTCTTTTATTTCCTTTTTTTCTGCTGCCTTTTTCCGTCTTGTTTCTAATCCTTTTAATCTTCCAGCCATCAATTTTGCCTTGTGTTCTGCTGACATTTCTCTCTTTTTTTTAATAGGTTTAATTATTGGTTTAACTTCTGGTTCTGGCTCTGGTTCTGGTTCTTCTTTTTTATTTACAAAAATATCATCTATATTATCAACTTCATTTTCTTCATCTTCAATAATTTCTGGTTCTTCTTCAATTAAATTTTCTTCAACTTTGGGCAACAAATCCATTATATTTATAATAAATATTAAAATTATTTTATATATTTTAATAAATATTTTATTTAATTTATATTAAATTATTTCTTAATTAAAAATAATAAATCTAAATTTGTTTTATTATTGTTTTTCTCTTACATATAGCATAACAATAGATTTACCAGCCAGATCTTCAGCAAGTGTTTCATTTTCATTCACAAAGTCAATATCAAATTCATTGATGGTTATGTCATCTGGATTATTTAAAGATATAAAAGTTTTTTCAGAAGGTTCAAAATATAAAGCATTTCCTGATGATTCGCCATTATTTGTAAACCTTGGAAGATGATACAATATTTTAGAAATTCCGTTTGTTGCTGTGTTGAATGTTCGGTGTGTTAAATTAGGAACTCTAACAAATAAGGATGAATTGCTCTTCATGGGTGGAACATTAGTTGAATCAAAAATTTCAGATGTTCCAGAAGTTGAAGTTTTTGAAATAATAGATTGATTTGGAAATCCAAGAATTCGAGCCGTATTAGCTTGACTTGAATCAGTGTATAAAGTGGAAGGAGCAACAATTAATTTAAATTCATAATCTGTTAATGTCTTTGAAGCACTAACTCCAAGTTGTGCATATTTATCAGTATCAGTTAAATCATTAAAAAATCTATTGTCTATTTCAAATCCTGTTGTAAAACTTTCATTATCAAATATTAAATCTGCCCAGTAATCATATAATGTACTAGCATAATCAAAATTTGAATGTCCTTTATAATTTGTAATACCTAAATATTTTCCACTAGTGTTAGAACTTAAATGAAATTTTCCATACATTGTCCGCCAACAATCATTGACTGGTTTCAATTGTTTATCTTTATCATTTGCTGCATCATATTCATAAAGAGTCCATGACAAAGCAGAAGCATTATTTTTCGCAATTATTTTGACTCTTTCATTTAATATCTGATATTCAATGGCATCAATACCAGAAGCATTTGAAGACCAATTATATCCATTAGTTGAATTAATAGATGCCGTATTAAATGGATTTCCAGCAATTTCATAATATTTTAATTCTTTCATTGAATATCCATTAGCATCATTAACGGCATGATATAAACGAATATATCTATTTGATCCACTACCCATTCCATTTTGACCAGCATCAAGAACAACATCATAATAATCGAAATTTCTCCAATATTGATTTCCTGTGGTTGGTTCAAAATATAATGGATATTTGTCATCATCTGGATCTGATCTAACAAGACCAATTGACCATGATGCTGCATTTGCGTTTGTCAAACTGATTTCCATTCCTCCCTGAATTAATGATAAAGGTCTATAACAAACAGCCGTATTATATAATTTAGCCGCTCCACCTCCTGATTTAATTGCCGTCAATCTTTTTGTCGCATTATCATAAGTGAAACCAGTTCCCGCAGTCAAATCTTCATTATATGTCAAATCAAAATCATTTGAAGTCAATCCTGTAGATATATCAACTCCACATGCTGAAGTTTGACTCATAGTAAATTTAAAACCTTCAAATCCATTTGCTCCTATGATAGTAGAAACATTGTTTAATTCAGCAGATTCAACATTCTTTATTGATCTATTGATTCCCGTTTGTAATCTTGATGCTAATTCATCTGGTGTAACTTCAAGAAAATTATTATCACTTGGGGCAAAATATGGTTGAGCAAATTTAATATTTCCCGTTGTTTTATTTATTGCTAATGTAGGACTTAAAGGTTTATTAAACCATAAATAAAAAACAGTTGCTCTATTAATTGAAATATTTCCACTTCTGTTAATCTTCACGCTCTGGACGGCGATTTCAGAATTTTTTGGAATAGTCATTGTATTACTTAAGGTATTTGAAAAAGTATAAGGACTCGAGTGGTTACCAGCATTGGCTTGAAAATCATTTGCACAAAGAATTAATGACATTAAACTTTTATTTATAAATATTAATTATATTTTAATTTTCTAATTAAATTTTATAAATAAATATATATGGAATTCAAAAAGGAAAAAATCAAATATGAAAATTTGTCTTCTCAAGAAAGACTTTTAAAAAGAAGAGAAAAAGGTCGTAATCATCCTGATCATCAACAAAGAATTTCTCATTTGACTGCTATTGTTAGAGCAAATGAGAAAATTTATGTTGAGGCAGATGATACAGTTGCCGATGATGGAAAAAAAGATGAAAAAGCATAAAAAAAAAAATATAATTAAAATATATATATGTATAAAAAAAAAATGGTTTTAACTGAAAAACAAAAAGCAAAATTAAAAATTCATAGTCAACACCATACAGAAGAACACATGAAGATGATGAAAAAATTAATGAGACAAGGAATGACATTCACAAAAAGTCATAATCAAGTTAAAAAATTAGGATTATAATAAAAAAAATATTACTAATATATATATATGAATGGTATGGAAGAAATTGAAAAAGGAATGCAAAAGGTGAAAAAGAAAAACACCAAAATTTCACAATCTATTTTTGAAGGAAATAATCAGAAAAAAAAATCTAACAATAATAATAATGTTAAAAATGGTAATAAAAAAAAGCGACAACCCAAAAAAAAAGTTAATGGCAATATTTACTGATGAGAAAGGCAAATCCAAAAAAACGTATTTTGGAGCAGCAGGAATGTCAGATTATACAATTCATAAAGATAAAGAAAGAAGGGAAAGATATAGAGCAAGACATAAGAAAGATTTAAAAACTAATGACCCAACTCGTGCTGGTTATCTTTCGTACAACTTATTATGGGGGGATTCAACTTCATTAAAACAAAATATAAATACTTATAGAAAAAAATTTAATCTTACTTAATTATATAATAATGGAAGAATTGAAAAAAAATAAAGGTACTTATCAAAAAGAATATTATCAAAAAAATAGAATGAAAATTCTTGAATATCAAAAGGCTTATCATTTTAGAACTAATACATCTGAAAAGGTTTTGAGACAAAGAGCATACAATCAAGAGTATTATAAAAAAAATCGTCATCGATGGAATAAACGAATAGCAAATAAAAAATGTGATGAACGACCTCCTCATAATTCTAAAAAAATTAAACCAATAGTTGAAATAATTGAACCAAAAAAATTGTCTTTTTGGTTAATAATTTAATAATATATATTATTATTATATGGTAAATATAAAAATAACATATAAAGGCGAGACTAGAAATGTTCCTGAAAGATACTTGAAAGACCTAAAAGGAGCAGATAGACAAAAACAAATCAAGAGTATTTTTGAAGGGAAACCAAGACCCAAAACAGCATTTAAAAGCAAAGAAAGTTCTTGGACAAAAAAATTTAATGATAAATATGGTAAAGAATTAGATAAAATGAAAGGTGGAAGATCAAAAAGAAATATTGCCAAAGTCACAGGAATTCCTTTCAAAGCTATTGATGAAGTATTTAAAAAGGGTGAAGGTGCTTATTTTTCAAGTGGAAGCCGTCCTAATCAGTCTCCACAAAGTTGGGCATATGCAAGAGTATACTCATATATTTTAGGAGGAAATGCTCGAAAGGTTGATAATTCAATAACCAAAAAATATAATGTTAAATTTCCTTAAAAATTTGATTTGTGCAAATGGCACAGGCTTGAACCCTTAAAATATTATGTTATAAAATTTTCAAATTATTTTTAAGACAATTTATTTTTACCCTTCAAGCCTGTGCCATTTGCACAATATTCAAAATTAAAATATTATTAATAATATATATGAAATTCTATGATGAAAATAATAATATTATAGATCACATGAAAATTGAAAGAGTAGAGCAAAAACATGCTGAAATGTTTCTTAGCAAAAATGATGTTGTTCTTGAACTTGGTGCTAGATATGGAACTGTTTCATGTGTAATTAATAAAAAAGTTTCCAATCAAGTTTCAGTTGAACCAGATCAAAGAGTTTGGAATTCATTAGAAAATAACATGAAAAATAATAATTGTAATTTTAATATTATAAAAGGATTTGTTTCAGAAAAAAAACTTGAATTAATATTTGATGATAATGATGATTATGCGACAACTTCAAAAATAAATAATGAATCAACAATTCCATCATTTACATTAAATGAAATCAAAAAAAAATTTAATATTAATAAATTTAATGTTTTGATTATTGATGCTGAGGGATTCATGGAACAATTCATTGATGAAAATATTGATATATTAAAAGATTTAAGACTGATAATGTTTGAAGCAGATCAACCTCATAAATGTGATTATAACAAGATTGAAAAAATATTATTAGAAAATAATTTTCGTCCAAAAATTAAAGGTTTTCATAATGTTTATTTTAAATTATAAAATCAAAATTATATTTAATTATAATATATATAATGGATCTGTATGGAATTAATGATGCTTTAAATTCAGTCAATCAATTTTCTCAATTTCAATCTCAAGCAAATGAAGATATAAGACAAAATAATCTTGATCTAGATAAAGCAATAAATGATGCAAAAAATACAGCAATAGCACAAAAAGAGGGAATAAGCGAAGAACAAACAAGCAAAGATGCAAACACAATCATGGGACAAGCTGCTCAGGGTATTGGTTTGAAATCAGCATTATCAAAAGTATCTGAAAAAGTACCAAAAAATGTTGAAAATATTGTTAGCCAAACAACAGATGTCAAAGTTCCTGTAACTGATCCAGCAGATCCAGAATTTGCGGATGTCAATGCAGTTCTAGACAATGAAAATATTGTTAAAGATGCTTCTAGATTAGGAGGTGCAGCAGATGAATTAAAAGGAGTTGTTAAAAGTGGAACTGCTTTTCTTGGTGATTCTTCAAAATTATTGGGTGCAGGTGGTGCTGTGATTTCTGGTGGAATTGCATTACAGCAGGACATTGCAGGAGGATTAAAAGGATTCGAGAAAATGAATTGGGAAGATAAAGTTGGTAATATATTACAAATTGGAGGATCAACCGCAGAATTAGCAGGAATAGTAGTTCCAACTCCAGCAAGTTTAGGATTAGAAGCAATTGGAGGCTTAGCAAATATTTTAGGTTCTGGATTATCTGAAATTGGTGGAGCATTAGATGAAAAAACTCAAAAGGCTCAAGCAGATTCTGCAAAGGCTGTTCAAACTGCAAAATTACAATCTGAAAAAATGGGATCTGTTGCGACTGCTTCAACTGCTAGTTTGGGTGGTGTTGGTGGTGCTCCTATTGTTTCAGAAATTTCTCAAGCAACTGGAAGTTTTTAATTTTTTTACTTTTTTTTATTTTTATTTAAAATTTATATTATTATATTTTTTTTAATAATATATCATATATAGAACATGAGTTTTTGGCAAGCCGGAAATAAAATTCCTATAAAACAAACATCTCGAGCCGTAAGCAGTCAAAATGGCCTTGAATACAGTGGTGGACAATTAATTGATATTAATCTTCCTGCTAATACCATTAAATTTATTAATCCCAAAGAAACATATTTAAAATTTGATTTAGATTTAAAACTTCCAGCAGGTGAAGCCCCAACTCGTTTGCAATTAGATGGCACTCTAGGTGGACAAGCATTAATTAAAGATATAAGAATTTATTCTGGTAATGAAACTGGCAATGTATTATTAGAAGAAATTCAAAATTATAATGTTATGGTTTCTGTTCTTTATGATTATGATGCAGATGATTCAATCAGAAATAAAAGAGCAATATCTGGGGTTGGAACTACAGTTTATAAACCAGAAACAAGAGGAACAACTGGAAGTGTTAAATCAAATATGAATGATATTTTTACTAATCCTTATTTTGAAAAACCAGCTGCGGGAAATCAAGCCACTGTTTTTGATGATGATAATTTTTCGAATGTTAGAATTACAATGCCTTTACATACTGGTATATTTTCAAGCGATAAAGTATATCCAAACATATTAATGGGTTGTAGAATCGAAATTCTACTTGAGGACAGTGTGAAAGTAATTAAGCAATTAGATACTGCTCTTCATTATAATAATTTAGCATTAAATCCCATTTTCGATTCTGAAAACGGTTCAAATACTGCTGGTAAAACAAATATTGCAAATGGTGACAATGTAACAAAATTTTATATTAAAAGAGATAATTCACAATTTAAACCTGAAAACTGTCCATTCGTTGTAGGTGAAGAAATATCTTTTGCTAATTCTTCTGCTGCTGCTGCTACTTGGACAAATGCTTCTGGTAATCCTGCTTATCCTGCTATATCTGAAATTAATGCAAGTGCAAATGCTTCTGGTGGTGAAGGATTAGTTGAAATTGTTTTAGATGCTGGTTATGATTTGGCTTCTGCTGCTACAATCACATCTGCTTTTCATGTTGTTTCTATGTCTGCTGAAGGTGTGAATAAATATGAGGCAGAATATTCAATATCCGATGTTGAATTAGTAGTTGGTTTATTAGATATGGGTTCAAATTATGAAGCATCAATGATGAAAAGGATGAAAGAAGGAGGAGGAGAAATGAATTTGGATATATTAACCCCTTCAAATTATAAATATTCTCAATTAGCATCTGATGTTGTCGCAAATATTAGACTTCCATTAGAAGAAAGCAGAGCAAGAGCAATCATTTCTGTTCCAACTGACGCGACAGTTTATAATTCGGCTGCTATTATTAGCGGAACTGGTACATATAATGTTGAAGGTGCAGCAAATAAATTAATAACTTCTAATTCTACTCGTTCTGGACTAGTCGGGATTAGTGACCATATAACATCATATCAGTGGTTTTATGATGGAAAATTAAATCCTTCAAAAGCTATTTCCACAAAGAAAATTTCTGATAAAAATAGTATTGATGCTCAAGTTTTAATTGAGAATGAAAAAGCCCTTGTTCAAGCTGGAATTGGTGCTCGATCATTTTCTCAATTCAATAGAAATTTCTTTATTTCTCGAGCATTAGGTTTAAATCAGCAAGTATATGACACCAGAAATAAAGATTTCAATCTTCAAGTTCAATATAGTGGAACTGCTCCCACTAAAAATAAGCTTTGGAATAATTTTTGCTTTGGGTTAAGAAGAATAAATATAAGAGGTGATAATATTTCTGTTTTCAAATAAATTTTTAAATAAAAAATAATATATAATTTTTTTATAATAATATTATATATTAAATGTCCCGTCAATTTCTCGATATAAGACCAAGCAATTTAAGTTCAACTTTAAATAATGTTATTTCTTACAAGCAAGGACAAAGCATAATTAAATTTGTTATTCCTGAAGGCGATTATCATCTATATGGGTCTTCTGTTCGTATTAGTGGAAAATTAAAGATTACCAAAGATGGAGCAACCGTTCCAACTGGAACTGACACATTGAGTATTGACCCAAGAACAGGAGCATTTGGCATGTTCGATCAAGTTACTTTATCTAGCAATAAAACGGGTCAAGTTATAGAAAATATTCGTCATTATAATAGATTTATGAGTTCTTATTTACCTATAACGGCAAGTAATAATGATTTATTAGGTCATCTTTCTCAAGCTGCTCTAACTCTTCCAGCATCTGATGCATCAATTAAAGGTGTAACTCAACAGGCAAAAACCAATTCAAATGAATTTTGTATATATCTTCCAACTGGTTTGTTAAATAATGGATCACCAATTCCTATGAGCAGTGAAACAATTGGTGGTATAGATATAGAATTGAGATTAAGTAGTCCATCTATGTTTTTGTTTGATACTGCTGGTACTGCATCAGCAAATGGATTATTAGGAGCAGATTATTCTCTTACTGATATTAAATTGACTTGTGAAGTTGAAGGAATGAATTCAGAATCCAAAATGAGTTCTAAAGTGAACGGGTTTGAATATAATAGTATTTCATCTCACACAAGCACAATTAATGCAACTAATGCTATATTAAATTATTCTTTAGGAAAATCAAGAGTGCAATCTGTATTTGTTAATTTTATAAGATCAACTTATTTAAATAATCTTGATCAAAATTCTCTTCAAACAATTATTCCAATTCAAAATGCTGGTGGTGTTGCTAATGTCAATCAAATTGTTTTCACTCGTGGAGGTGTTCGATTTCCTCAAGATTATGACACAAATACTAATTTCAAATCAGATCAATTTACAAGCATTATTGATCCACAAATTTCCAGAAACTTTTTAAATTCTATTACTCCATTTAATAGAATTACAAGAACACAAATATCTCCTATTAATACAAACAGAAATTGGACGTCCAATGATAATTCTGTTCTTCAAGGTGGTCTTGTTTGGGGTGTGGGTATTTCATATGATAATTTAGGTTCAGACGGTGCAGACTTTTCAACTACAAATTGGGGTTTACAAATGGATTTGGAACTTACAGATGACAGCCCAAATACTGCATTTGTTTTTGTTCATTCGAAAGAAACATTATTATTTAATGGAGCAGGAATTCAAGTCGTATCATAAAGATTTTCTACAAATAAAAAAAAAATAAAAATAAAAAATAAATTATATTATATATATTTATAATATAATGAATACAGTTTCACCACCAGAAGGAATGCCAAAATTACAAATGAGTCAAGATTCAATTCCAGATCTTTTAAAAATTGGATCTATTCCATCCAATCAAGAAGCAAATATCACCACAGAAATTTTACAACCTGTTAATTTTTCGGATTCAAGTGTTCGATTTCAATTAAATAATCAAGGATTTTTAAATCCCTATTCAAGATTCACTTTTTCATTAGAACAAGGAAATGGATCAAATGCTCGTTCTTTTTATCCATTAGGTGTAGGAGTAGCAGCATTAATAAAAAATGTAACTTTAAAAATTGGATCTCAAACAATTCAATCAATTTCAGATTTTCCAAATTATACTGCTTATAAATCTTTATTTATTAATAATGAAGTTCAAAAAGAAAGGGAAGCATATTTAAGTTCAAGACAAATATCTCATCAGCAATTTTATGATGATACTACTAATATAACTGTTAATACTGAAAATTGTCAACATCTTGTTATTGATAATGGTAGAGAATATGAATCAAATGCTAGTGGTGCGACTAGTGGTATTGAAGCTTATGATTTTCAATTATTAGTTAATAAACCTACTTTCTCAATTACATTAGAGGAATTACTTCCAATGTTTAGAAATACTGCTTTTCCATTATATATGTTAAATCGTGATATGCCTGTTCAAATTGAAATTGATTTTAATGATAATAATAAAAGATTTTGCATGAATGGATGTGGCACTTTAAATCAAGTTGTTGAATTCACTGTTGACAGAAACGAATGCCGAATGATTGCTGATTATACCACTTATCCTCAGGATTTAATGGATGCTTATGCTGCAAAAAATAAATCAATGAATTGGTCTTTTATGGATTATCAACTTACAAAATTAAGTTTGGCTAATTCTGCTGCAGGTCAAAATATAATTCGTAATCTTGGAGGTGCTGGTCGTTTAGTTCCACGGGCTTTTGTCGGAATTGAGATGACTCATGCAAGTCCTGAAGAATTTCTTTTATCAACTTATACAGCAGAAGCAAATGCATCAACTGCTTTGGCATATGGTGAATTAACCACTAATATTAAAAAGAATTCTAATTTTATTTATCCTATTGATAGAAAAAATACTTCTTTACATTTTCACAGTTTGGCAGATGCTGAAGGAATGGTTCCATTCGTTTTAAGATCTGAATATTCTAGACAAGGAGGAAGATTAGGTGATGAATTATTTGAAAGACGTCATCAAGACACTAATCTAGAAGGAAAATTCTTTCATGTAGCTTATAAAATGCCAGATGGACAAAGAGTTGATTCTCAAGGATTAGAATTAAATTCTCAAATGCGAGATCTACCTGCGGGAGCATACACCTTAAGAGCATATATAGAATGCATTAAAGTAGCAACATTAATTGATGGAAGATTTTCAGTATACTTCGCATAATATATTTAAAGCTTCCATAATATATTATATTAAGAATGGAAATAAAAGGTTTTGAAAATTATTTAATATTTAGAAATGGTGCAGTATTATCGAAAGGAAACAAATTTAATAAACCAAAATTTTTAAAACCTTGGATCGCAACTCAAGGATATAAAGGATATAATTTGTATTGTGATGGAAAATTAAAAAGAAAATATATACATAGATTATTATGCGAACATTTCAAACCTAATATTGAAAACAAAACATTTATTGATCACATTAATCGTAATAGATTAGATAATAGATTACAAAATTTAAGATGGGTAACAATATTAGAAAATAATATTAATAGATCATTAAGAAAGGATAATAAAACTGGTATCCAAAATATTATTTGGGATAAATCAAGAAAAAAATTTAGAGTGGAATCAAAATATTACAATATTCCAAACAAAAGATTTAATAATCTTGAAGATGCCAAAGTATATTTATCAAGTTTTAAAACTTAAAATTTAAATCTTATTTTATTATATATGAATAACGAAAAATTAAAGGATATAATCGCAAAAGCTCGACCAAATTTGAAAGATAATTCCATAAAAATTTATATTTCAAATCTTAATAAGTTGATGAAACTATTTGAATCAGATAATTTAGAATTTTTAAAAGAAGAAAAAAAAGTTCTTGAAAAATTAAAAAATCTATCAAATAATAGTATTAGAAATTATTTAAATTCAATACTAATATATTTATTAGCAATTGATAAAAATGATAAATTCAAAAGAGAAATAAAATTTTATGGTGACATGAGAGATGATTTAAATAAGAAATATGAAGACGAACAAGCAAGCGGAATCATTTCAGATAAACAAAAAAATAATCTTGTAGATATAAAAGAAGTTTATCAAATGATTGAAACTATTGGAAAAGAAATCAAAGATAAAAATATTAAAAATAAAGATGAAATGACATCAAAAGAAAAACAATTATTAATGATATATACAATATTAAATATTTATGTTCGACTTCCTCTTCGCAATGATGTTGGAGGAGGAATGGAAGCAATAAATAAACGCACTTATAATAAATTAACAGATGAACAAAAAAAAGAAAATAATTATTTATTAGTTGAAAAATCTGGAATGAAATTGATTTTAAATAAATATAAGACCTCAAAAAATTATGAAGAAAATATAATTGATGTACCAAAAGATTTGGAAAAATTAATTAGAACATATATTAAAATTAATGGTATGGGTGTTCTTTTTAAAACATCAACTGGAAAACCATTGACAAGAAATGAACTTTCACAATTATTATTAAGAACTTCAAAAAAATATATGAATAAGAACATTTCTACTACAATGTTAAGAAAAATATATTTAAGTTCAAAATATTCTGATGTTCTTGATGATATGAAAGAAGATGCCAAAATAATGGGACACAGCACATCAACAGCACAAAATGTTTATATTAAAAAAAAAGATGATTCACTTGAAAAGCCAGAATGAACCATATTCAATAGTAATAATATTTTTTACTTTTAATTTTGATTTCTCTTCTTTTTTTAATCTCAATTCTTTTTGAACCTTATGTGATATAACGGGAATATATATTTCCTTTATTTTATTATCATGTTTCAAAAGATGACAAGCCTTTCGAACGCTTGGAATATCGCCATGCTCTTTCAATTCTTCCATATATAATTTAATTTCATCAATTGAATTAAAATTTGAATTTTCTATATTAAAACCATTTTTGCAATAATGAATTATATATTTTGCTAATTTTAAGATGTCATTCTTTTCTTTAACTGTCAATTTTTTATTTTCATTCTTATTAAATAAATATTGAATTAAAAATTGTTTATCTTTATCTTTGAAGATTTCAGAATTTTCAAAATCAATTGGTTCATCATTATCTATATAATTAATAATTTTTAATTTTAAATCATCTTTGTTTAAAACTGCTTGATCATGTATATTTATTTTTAAATCAGAAATAATATATCTCAAATCTGCTTTTGACCACGTTTTGTGAATACTCATATATAATAAATAAGAAAAAAAGCATGAATAAAGCCCTTTTAATCTTATTTTATGACGATTAAGGCTTAAAGTTATAATAAAATTCGAATTTTATTATTCTTTTAAGTGTTTTTTATAATAATTTAAGATTAATTAAGGCTGATTAAGCTCTAATTCATTGTTTTCTCTTGGTGTTGGTGTATTTTCTTTAATTATTTCATCTTTTTCATGTAAAACTTCACGTTTACATTTAATGCAGGGAGTGTCGATGGTTTTGCAACGGCTACGAATTATAACTGCAATGCATCCTGTTATAACAGCACCGCAAATCGTGATGAACATTCCAAGCTCTTCGATTGTATAACTTGCCATTTGAAGTCGTCTATTATTTGAACATTCTTCAAGCCATGGTCTAATGCATTTGTTTTTAATTTCGCAAAAAATATAGCCACATGACGAACAGCAATTGTTTGAATCATAAGGATTATCCATAATTATTATATAATTTAATTATATATTATGAACTTAAAAGTATTCGTTAAAAAAATTAGTCCAATAGTTTTTGAAATACATGATACAATATTAAATATAATTAAGGATTATGAAAAAATAAAATCATTAATATTATATATGGATCAAGTTAAAAAAAAACCAATTGAGAATTTAATGGAAATTTGTTTTTTAATTAATTTGAAACAAAAAGAAATTGAAAAAAAAATTGATACGGTCTTAAAAGGTCTTGAAGGAATGGAAAAGACTATTGATAATATTGATACAGATGAAAAAGTAATTATTCAAAATGATAGTCCAAAAAAAGGTTGGTTCTATTAAATTTTTTTTATATATTAATTATATATGAATATTGAAAAAGTACCAATTTCTATTTTAACTCCAACTTATAACCGTTCAAAATTTTTACCATTATATATAGATAATTTAATTAATTTAGAATATCCTCATGAATTATTGGAAATAGTTATTGATGATGATGGAAAAGAACCATTCATTAAAAATCTTGATGAATTTAAAAAGACTGTTTTCCCTATGAAAGTAAATTATATTAGAAAACAATTTAAACGAACCATTGGAGAAAAAAGAAATAATTTGATTAAAAATGCTAAATCAAAAATAATTTGTTTTATGGATGATGATGATATTTATCATCCATGTTATATTGATTATTCATATACAATAATGAAGACTGAAGGAGCATCATGTGTTGGTTCAAATCAAATGATTTTTTGCTTTCCATTTGAAGATTTTAAAATGACTTATATTAGATGCGAAAAAAAATTCCAAATACATGAGGCAACAATGATGATGACAAAAAGATATTGGAAAAACAATAGCGGTTTTTCTAAATCGTCAAGAGGAGAAGGTGCAAAAATTATTGGTTCTAATGATAAAAATGTTTTTGTTACAGATATAAGATTAATTATGATTTGTCTTGCTCATCAAAATAATACAGTTAACAAGGATATGTTTAATCAAGAGCGAAACGATTTGAAGCAAAAATATTTGGGTAATAAAAAAGATATTATAAAAAATATCTTTAATATATAATAATGGAAACTTATACAGATACAATTGTTGTTGATTGTAATAGATTAAATTCAATACAAGGAAATAATAAGGATACATCTAATAATGCTCTTTTCACAAATAATATTGGTGATGGAGTTAGATTAAATACAGGAGATGAAATAGCTGTTCATGCTGCATTTATATCAGAAGTAGGAGCTGCATCAGATACAATTGAATTTAAAGGTAATACAATATATGGTGCAGATAATAAACCAAAAACAAAAGTTTTGAGATATACAGATGAAATTGATTTATATCCTGAACAGTCATGGTATAATGCATATCAATTAATTATGGGAGGATTTCAAGCATCATTAAATTTGGAAAAATATACAGAACCAATTGAATTAAAAGATAATGAAACAACTATTCAAACTCAATTTTATACAACCAATAATGGAAGAGGATATTGTTTTCTACCTAGGCGTTTTGCATATGATGAAGATTATGACGGATTCAATACATCATTTGTTGCCTCTGAAATTTGGACTGATCAAGATAGTCTTGCTACTGGTAATGTTTACAATTATCCAAGATATCAAACAATAATTGAAGAAGATTTTCAATTTTATCGATCAGCTTCATCATTTCCTGCTGGTTCAAAATATGAACATGGTTTATTTATTCCTAGAAATGATAATAAAAGATTTACTATTTTAAAAAGAGATGGAACGACCTTTTATAGAAATCAAGTTGTTAGGTTTGATGGAGGTCAAGCAGTAACACCTTTTATGCCTACTCATAGAGATCCAGCAATTGATGAATATTTATTGTATGAAAAATTAATTGATATTAAAGTTTCAAAAGGAATGAATAGTCCTTCAGATATATCAAAACAAGTGACAGATCAATTAAAAAAAACTAGTGATCCAAAAAAATATAATGTGTTTGATGGAACTGGAATTTCTCAACATGCAACAACAACATTTAAAGCCAATACATGGCAACCTATGAGATGTGCCGCTTATGAAATATTTGGATTTTCTCATTTTAGAGAATATGACAATTCTAGCGGAAATATAAATCCGAATGATGCTTCTTTTAAATATTATTCTTGTTATGAAAATATAGCAGTAAAAAGAGCTGATTTATTTCAAGCAGGTCGCAAATGTAATACATACCATGGAAGAGAGATTCAAAGTGATATATTTCATGCACAAAGAGGAATAGCAACAATAAAAACTGATTATCCATATAATACAGCAACATTACAAAATTTATCTAATCTTTTTAAAATACAAGCATTATATCCTGAATTATTTAGAGGAAATGCTTTTGTAAATTATTTGCAACAAGCAGGAAGTGGGTTATCAATTGATAATTGTCGCTTTCTTCATATGAATACTGATACTAACATTCATCAATCAAATATTTTAGGAAATGATTCATATAAAGAAAATCCTGCTGCTAGTGGAATTAATGGTTCTGATTTATCTTCTATACCTGTTTATTTTGCTTATCAACCACAATTTGCCGATATTGAAACAGGTGGAACAGATACAAATCGTTTATCATATGGATTTGCCATGAAATATACACATCCAAATGGTGGAATATATATTGAATTTAGACCTGATTTAATTGGAGGTATGCCAGAATTTTCATTTGAAAGATGGAAATCTAATGCTTCAGGTTTTGTTCAATATAATATTGAAGAAGGTCGAAAATTTGGATGGGATTGGCATTTCTCGGCTTATTCAACATTGGCAATGGTTTTGTGGGGTGGTAGGATAGACCGTGATTATTTAAATAATAATGAATGGGCAATTCAAAATGCTAGTCAAACACCTTTGGCAACTGGTGGCAATTCAGTGAATATATCGAAATTAATTACTCAACGTTATATTGGAGCAAATGATCCATTATTTGATTTTGATCCTATAAAACAGAGATTTAATTTTTCGAGATTACATACAGCAGAAACAATAGGACAACCTTCAATATTAGCAGGAATAGCATACACAGATGCTCCTCAAATTAATGGAAGATACGCGGATGAAGTATATAAATTAAATCCTCGTTTTAATCAATGGGAATATTGTCCAAATTTAAAACCTTATATTAAATCAATGAGTGCTTCGTGGACAACTTTTGCAGGAACAACATCAAATGATGTTCAAGAAATAGGAATAATGTCAAGACAATGTGATCCATACACAATATTTGATTCAAATTGTGGAATTTTTATTTCTGATTTTGGATATAATAAAGATGATTTTAATGAAGGATTATGGGCAATATTAGGTTTTTCATATGATCAATTTAATGCGAGTACTACTTTGACTAATAATAGATTAATGAGAGTTAATGAAGATAATAAAAATAATTTGTCAATTGTCACAACTAATTCGGAAGTTATTGTTGATGAAACCTCATATTTTAATGTTAATAATTATGGTGCTATTTTTCCAACTGATCAAGTTTCATGCCCTCAAGTTCTAACTGGTTCAAATGGTGTTTTTATTGATGGTGTTGAAAGAGATATTGATGCAGGAATTGTTCGATCAATTCCAGTTTTTCCAGCAATTACAGAAATAACACATTCAATTAAAATAGATGCTATTAATTTACCAAGGAAAATGCTTAGACCTTATTATCTTATAAGATCTGATATAATAAATCAAAGCAAATTTATTGGAGCTGATAATTCCTTGATGCCCGTTGTTATGGTGGCAGATAAGCAATATTCTGGAGGGGATTTTTATTTTGCCTCTGAAAATAGTCTTTCATTTCGAGTAACACAACCAACAATTATTTCTAATATTACAACCAGCATTCATGATCCAGATGGTACATTTGCAAATTTAAATGAAGATTCATCTATTATTTATAAATTTATTAGAAATAAAAAAGTTGATGTTGATATTTTAAGTAATTATTTAAATCAAAAAAAAAAATAAGTTTTATTATATTATGGAGAATATAGAAATAAAAAATATAATGACTACTTATGAAAAAAAATTAGAATATCAAAAACAAAAATATAATGAAAAAAAAGATGATGAAGAATTCAAAATCAAAAATAGGCAAAGGGCAAATGCTTGGTATCATCTAAACAAGGAAAGAAAAAAGGAATATTATTTGACAAAAAAAATTTATTTAAAAAAATAATTCTTATTATATATAGAAATGAATGATTACTCAGAATATCCACAAGAAATTCAAAATAAATTGTATGCTTATGATCAAATGATGATTATAAAAAATTTAAAAGAAACAATTCAATCAAAAGGATTGAAAAGAAGTGCTTCAACAGTTATTTCACAAAAGAAATATTATGAAAAATGTCAAGCAGATCCTGAAAAAAGAAAAAGAAATAATCGTCGTGTTGCTGATATCCAAAAAAATAAATATAAAAATAATGCTGAAGAACGATTCATTAAATTAGCAAAAAGTCAATATTCATATTATTCAAAAAGAAATAATATAGAAATTTTTAAAGAAAAATATCCAGATAGATTTCAAAAATTAATTGAAATTGATTATATAGAAAATTAATACTTTAGAAATTTAATTTTTTAAAAAATATACTTAAAAAAATATTCTTACTATAATATATATATAATATTAAGAATGTTTCAAATTAAAAAATACTATCAAGCGAAATCTTATGCTTACAACGCACAATTAGAATTAATTGCAAAAAATAAATTAGATTTGAATAAAGATGATAAGGCACATGAATGGCTAACTCATAAATTAATTATTAAACCATTTTATGATATTGATGAATATTTTAAAAGTGAAGAAGAATTTAAAAAAAATAAGTTAAATTTAAAAAGAAAATGGATGAAAATTTTAAAAAATACTTTTCCAAATGGTGATATTGCAATTTCGGATTGTTCAAGATATAAAAAAGATCATGAAATTTCAAAAAAAAATAAGGGAAAAGGTAATTATTTTGTCGGTATGCATTTTGTTATTAATAATTATAAAATTAAAATGAAAGAATTAGAAGATTATAATATTAAAATTGAATTGGATCAAATCGAAGGTTATGATGCATCTGTTTATTCAGACGGTAGAAATTTTAGATTAATAGGTCAATCAAAATGTGGTTCAAATATTGAAATGAAACCATTAAATTTTAAAGATGATTTATATAAATTCGTTATTCAAGATGTTCAAGAAGATGATGAATTAATTATTCATTCACCTCCTGTTTCTCCTGTTACATCAGATGATGAAAATATTGTTGAAAAAAAAGTTATTAAAAAAAAGGTTTTCAAAAAAAATGATGATTATAATATTAATGAAATCAAAAATATTTTGAATCGTATTACAACAAAATTTGAGTATAAAGACTGGATAAAGGTTGGATTTTGTATTTTTAATATTACTAGTGGTGATGAAAATGGTTTCAAATTATTTAATGAATGGTCAAAAAAAGATATTAAAAATTATGATGAAAATTTTATTAAAAATGAATGGAAATATTTAAATAAAAAAATTGATAATAATGAAAAAATGAAATTAGGTTTGGGAAGTCTTATTTTTTGGGCTGAAGCTGACAATCCAGATAATATTTATAAAAAAATTTATATGAATAATGTTAAACTTGATCAAGATGGAAAACCGATTGGAGATATTAAACCTAATATTATTGGTGTTGTAAATGAACTCAATAAATATTTAATATATGTTAAATCGACTTCTCAATATATTAAATTAGATGTTGATAGCAAAGGAAATGAGCAATGGTTTTTATATAATCATAAACAAACAAATGAAGCACTTGAAAAATATACTTTTAATTGTCCATTTACCAAAAAAGAAAAAAATCCTTTTACTATTTGGAAAAAGCACAAAAATCGTCGTGAAGTTTTAAAGATTGATTTTGATCCTGAAAATAAAGATAATCCTGATATATTCAATCTGTGGAAAGGTTTTTCTGTTTCATTTGAAGATTGTGAAAAATCAAATATTGAAGATTGTCAATTATTACTTGATCACATTTTGAAAATATGGTGTAAAGGTGATAAAAAAATATTTGATTATGTAATAAAATATTTTGCTAGAATTATTCAAAAACCTCATATTAAATCGGGTGTCATTCTTTGTTTGAAATCTAAACAAGGAGCAGGCAAGGGTGTTATATTTAAAATATTAGAAAAAATTATTGGTAATAATCATTATTGTCAAATTTCTAATGCTAACAATATATTTGGTGATTTCAATGGATTATTAGAAGCAAAGATTTTAGTGGATCTAGACGAGGCATTTTGGGGTGGGGATAAAAAATTAGAAGGTCAAATTAAATCATTAGTAACTGAGAAAAAACAATATATTAATAAAAAAAATAAAGATGCTTATTCAATTGATGATTATGCCAATTTTATTATTACTACGAATAATGATAGATTTGCTTCGGCATCGAGTCCAGAAGATAGACGGCATTATTGTCTTGAATTAGATAATAAATATGCTGGAAGAGCAACAGAAGAAACAAAACAATATTTTAAACCTTTATATGAAGCAGAAGATGATGATAATATTATTAAAGCATTTGCAAAATATTTATATACATTAGATATTGAAGAATATAATCCAAGACATTTTGAAAAAACTGCTTTATTACAAGATCAAATTGAACAGTCATGGGGATCACATCAAAAATGGTGGTTTCAAGTTCTTAAAAATGGTGGTTTTGAATGTGATGAATCTCACAATAATTTTTGTATTTATAATGAAAATCAAGTTGATAAAGAAGGAAAATTAATTTGTGGACTTGATAAAATTACTTATGAAACTAATCCAAACAGATCAAAAAAATTAGATCAAAATAAAAAACCAATTATTAAAAGTAAAGAATTATATTATTATAAGGATTTCTTATATGAAAATTATGATGATTCTTGTGGCGGATTCAATAGAAAAATGGATAGAAATGAATTTTTCAAAAAATTCAAAGAAGATTGCCTTGATGATTTATATAAGGAAGTACAACCTCGAACTAATGGTGAACGATTAAGATTAATCAAATTACCAGATATTAAAGAAGCAAGAAAAAAATATAATGAATTACAATCTTATGAATATGATTATGAAGATTATGAAATTATGGATGATGAGGGATGCGATTGGGAATGGGGTTTCAATTATGATAATAATAATAATGATAATAATAACAATAATGATTTGGATATTTGATTTGTGCAAATGGCACAGGGTCAAAGGGTTAAAATATTATGTAATAAAAAAAATTGTTAATTAATATAACAATTTTTTTTATGGGTTCAAGCCTGTGCCATTTGCACAATTAATCAGAATCAGAATCAGAATCAGAAATATTATTTAATGGATATAATTTCTCTTCAAAATTTCGCCAAGCTTCAGCAGGATTTTCTTGAAGGTTCAAATGAAGAAAATCATATTTTTTCTTTGTTGCTTTTTTATATAATTCACGGAATTTATTTTTGAACATTGATCCATATTCTTCTTCCAATTTATCCAATTCTTTTGAATTCTGTAATTTACCAATTAAAATGTTTGTTGCATTTGCTCGAATAACTGGTGAAACTTTTCTAAATAATTGCGTTGATATCATTAATAAATGGAGGTTGCTATGACGATAACGCGAACTTAAATTGTCTAATGCTGTTGTTTTATCTCCGAGGCAATCATCGACAAAAATGCATGAAGAAGGCATTTTTGAAACATTTCCAAATTTTTTTTGTGAACTTACAAAATCATTAATTATTTGATCATCATATCTATCATATGTCACGCAAGATTGTTTTAAAAATCGATTCGTTAAATCTGTATTTATTGTATTTGAAATTATAATTGGAGTATTTTCAAAATAATTTAAACCATATAGATCATTATTTAGAATGCAGTTTGAACCAATGGTTGATTTTCCACATTTACAAGGCATAATCATTAAAACTTGTGCATGAGGTTGTGGCAAATTAGGATGAATATTTTTATGTTTTGATTTTG